CTAAATGGCATGCATCGCACACGTGGTCACGGCCAAGTCTCTCAGACAATCGGGCGATATTAGCTCGACTGAGAGACACAATCTAACCATGGTTGCCCGCCATGCCGCGAGCGAAAGGGCGAATATCATGACAAAGACAAAACGAGTGCGAGTTTCGAAGCTTTCAAAGCCAAGACCGGTTCCAGTACAGGAAAGAATGACAGACGCTGAATATGCGTTAGCGATGTTCGATATCGAGCTAAGCGTGATTGTTAGCGATCTAAATCGACTGGCACGTGAAGAAAGACTACAACGCGACGAGTGAATGCAACGCGCGGCATGGCGGGCAATCAAGTCCAATAAAGGCAAAATAAGATGAAAGCAATGGCTGGGATAGCGATTATTGTGTTGTGCGGCTACATGCTTGCGGGGTGCGCGTCATCGCAAAATAGACAAGCGTGGCCACTGATCAAGAACTACGATCGTATCGAACACCGGCAAGGTGGTAACCCGCACGCTAGCTGAGGGACTTATACGGGGAAATTGCGCTCTGTACGGCTCGGAAATGGGCCGTACAAGGGGCAATTCAGCCCGAAGTGGATACAAAAGAGGCTAAGATATGATTAAGGTTCTAATCGTTGCTGCGGCTTTGTCGAGCGTATCGATTGGTACATTGTCGGGTTTCATCAACTCGGCACAGGCTGCGGAAGACAAGGCGCCGAGCTGGCAGGCTTTGTGTGGCTATCAGTGGCGTCAGCACAAGGCGACAAGCGGCGAAAGCGGCAGGGATGCTCATACGGCGTTCATGCGGCTTTCGAAGGAGCAAGGTGGGTGTGGGGCAAAGGCAGCGCGAGGTGCAGCCGATGACCAAATCAAGTCGTATTTGGAGAGTCATCCCGGTACTTTCGGACCGAAAACGGAAGCTGGCCCGCAAGATGTGGATGGCAATGGCTCGGTTATCGTCGAAGCAAGGTTCAAAAAGCGATAAGCCAAAAAAGCGATAACGTACTGTTGCGGCGTATGGAAACATGCGCCGCAATGGCCTGTTATCGTAACAGGTGCGACACTATGCCACATTGTAAATGTGCAACAGTGTTGTATTAATGTCACGTCAATGTGACTCAAACAAACGGAGAGCACGACCATGGTTAATACGAACAAGGCACGCACAGCGTTGCAGGCTCAAGAGGTTCGCAAAGGTAAGACGGCCACGCCTCCGAAGGCGACTCCGCGTGGGGCGAAGGAGGAAAAGCGTACGGTCGGAACTGGCTTGTATGCGTTGAAAGGGTCGGCGGTTTCGCTCGATGTTGGGCCGCGTGTGATTAACGAGTGGTTCAAGGATGACATCAAGATTGATGCATTGACCAATGAGATTAACACCCTCAAAGGGCAGAAGCGTTATGACCGGCTTGCGGACCTGACACTTGCGATCGTCAAGGCTGCCGAACATGATGACAAGATCGATCTCACGGCGACAGTATCCACGGATAAGAAGGCGAAAGAGAAGTTGAATAACCTTCTTGGCGTGGCACTTGGGTTTAAGGAGGTCAAGCAGGCCGAGCCTGACAAGAATGGTACAGTCGTTGACGTGATCGTGTTCAGCGAAAGTGTTGCTGATTGCTTTCCTATGCCTGGTGAGACGGAAAAGAACACTGCAAATTTGCAGAAAAAGACAACGTTTCGCAGCAACTTTACGACGCAACTTAGCAAGTGCGCTCAAGCGGCGTTGGGGATCATCGAGAAAGGGATCACTGCGAAGCGTGACAAATCAGGCACGCTGATGATCTCCGGACCGGAAGTTAAGAAGCATTTCGGCGCCGATAACGTTCTGCTCAATGAAAAGCAGAAGGTCGGCGAGGGTGATGCTAAGGTGGAACTCGCAGCGAAACCTAGCTTTACGGAATTGGCTGTCATGGGTGCTGCGTCGCAGGGGGCGGCCGTAACTGGCGGTGATGGTGGACAGCACCGGACCCGACAGACTGGAACGGTACAACCGGAGGTGCAGGCAGCTAATAAGGCAGCTAAGACAATGACGGCCGGTGCCGCTGTCGAGAATGTCTGCAAGATACTGATGCAGGCTCTCGAAAAGCTTACGGACAAGCTAGAAAAGAGCACAATCGAGGCGTTGGAAAGTGCAGCCAATGCGATCGAAGTGAAACTTGAGAACGACTAAGGGCTGGATCAGGGTCTAGCGTACCGTTCGAAAAGGTGCCCGGTGCAGCAATGCATTGGGCATTTTCGTGTTTGAGTCAAATGTGGATACGATTTTCGAGTCAAATGTAAATGTGGTTAGATTGTGTTTAGATTGTGGCAGATGGAGGTATATATAGATATGAGTGGAGAGCGGCATGATTGGCGATGCTGGCGAATAATACCACTAGTGATATTGGTATTAACATGGATGCAAACATTCCAAGCAGCAGAGGCACAATTTAACAAGTTATTAACGCCAGTTAATGGGCCTGTACGAACATTCGAGAAGAGGCTGAAACATCAACATGTGCCTTTGTGGATCATGCGACTTGGCATTGCTGCTGTAAAATCCCGCTAAGTGCGACATATCGTCACAGGTAGAATGATATCATATAATATATCTTGACATATCATAAAAGATATGTTATCTTGTGATCTTGCTTCAGCGAAGCTCCATATACATTCGGGCGTTGGGCTTTGTGTGAGTCAAAATAGGAGTGCATCTTATGTCACAGGCGAAAACATTAAATCCACTTACGGCCGAGCAACGCAATGCGCATACAGTTAAGAATAAAGGCATTGCGATTGAGGTTATGGCGTTGCAGGCTGATACGTTGAGAACACACTGGTATCAGCGGCGAGAGTTAAGCCACCAGACATTGCAGCGTGTATTGCAGTCGATGCTTCGCCTTGTTGGATTTACTGATATGGATAACGAGGCTCCGGAGCGGCTAGCGCAGAAATTTCGTGTAGCTGCAAAGGATGGCGAGTCAAATGTGATCCATGTTGGGCTCGATGGTAGGATTTTTTTGACTGGATATTACGATGTTAGGAAACTGCACCGCACTATGCTGTGGTGACACGACAAGACCGTAGCGTTGCGGCCCAACGCAATCACCCTGACTGAAAGGTAACCCTGTAACTGTCCAGGCGTAGGTCTGCACCGCGGGAACGGCCGGACCTACGTTTGACTCACAAAGGGAGTGGGTGCTAGATACACCCAGGCATCCAAATGGCTAGTAAACGACCAACAACTAAGGCTGAATATGTCAAGCCGAAAACCAATCTGGAAAAAGCGCAAGAAGCTATGCCAACCAGTTACTTGGCAAAAATCATTGCACGCATGAACATGCTTACAATTGCATTGATTGAATTAAATCCTGATGCGAAGCATAACACAGGCCGACTCATTGGTGAGCATTTCATGTGGGATCAAATCGCTAAATACGCCAAAGCTATGTCTGATAAGACATGGAAGGAACTGGAAGATCAGCACGAAATTGATACTGAGGACTTAGTGCAGGGTGATCACCTGCTTGTACAGGTACCTCATTTTGTTATTACCGCAAGTGCGTCGGCGCCAGTTAAACGGTTTAACGGTGGGAAGTTTGTAGCAGATTTGAAAGAGAAATACAAGATACCTGAGATCGTTACAAAGGAGTTGCTTGATAAAGCCAAGGTCGGTACGAAATCAAGCGTGACGATCAAGGTCGTGGAAAAGGCCAACATCTAGCCATAAGGACGCAATCAAATGCCTAACAAAGGTCAACTCAAAGCAGTTACGTGTGACTCTAATGGCAAACTTGTGCCGTTTTTCGGTGGATGCATATGGCGCATTGCCTATGTTGCAAACGGTCGATGGGAATTGCAACGGTTTCATGACAAGGACGTGTTAGACCAGCGTGGGCAAATTGTGCATCGTGCTGGTTGGTCTAGATATCAGCGTCCGACTGATCGTGATACCGCAGTGATGCAACTCATTCGAAAAGCTGCCGCGTAGAAGGGATTCGCCCTCCCGCCTTATGCGTGACAGCTTAGGCCGGATCGATGGCGCACTCCGTCGATCCGGCCGCGTGGGCACCATGAGACCTGTGACGAATGTTAACATGTCATGGGGTAAAACTTTGCTCATGGTGCCCACTTTAATGGAGATTGTCAAATGGCTCTTATCCTTCAACCGAAATTCAGCGAGAAATCACGTGACGAGATTGAAGCGCATCTTATGGTGGTGCGCGCTCGTCGCATGCAGGCAGTGGCCGTATTTTATGCTGGCAAAAATGCCAAGGTGATGCATGCAACGGCCAAATTTCAGGATAGGATCAGACGTGAATACGAAATGCTTGGTAAGGACCTAGCCAAGTATGACAGGCTGGATGAAGTGGTTGAGAAGCGATTAGCGACACTTGAACAGCTTTTGCAGGATTTAGGTTCAGCACAAGATCAATATGTGGAGTTACCAGATGGCGACGAAACCGGGTGAGAAGATTACACATCAAGGTGTGGAAATAGAATTTGATCAGGGAGGCGAGACGAGATTTCACGCGACATTAGGGTTTGTCGTTGAAATGCCTGTGCGTAAGTTTCTGGCGCAGTGTGAGGACGGCGAGCAATTGTATCTGGTGACGGAGGGACGTGTGCCTGACTGTCCGCAATGCCGCAAGATTATGCGTGTGCTTCACGAAGTTAAGTAAATACAAAGACAGAGTTTGACTCAAACCAGGGAGCGGGTGTCAGATGCACCCAGGACTCAAATGGAATTCAATCAGTTTCAGAAAGAGCTAAAGCGCCTCGAAATTCCTGAGAACTATCGATACATTTTAACCATGATGTACGAGCAGATCAGAGAGCAAGGTCAGCAGTTAAATACGGCTGCGCAATTGATACATGCGCTGACCGAAAGTGTCTCAGGCTTTGTGCAACTGAACGAGATGCAACAGAACCAGCTCAAGCAATTCATGCGTGGCGGCAGGCCGGATGGTGTCGATGTGCATACGGAAAGCGTGCTCGACAAACCGAAAACAAACTAAGGAGGCACACAAATGATTACCCAAGAACAGTTACAGCAGCGGCTTTGGTATTCGCCGGACGTAGGAATATTTATGTGGTTGGTAGGGAGGCGTAGAGGAAAGTTGGCAGGAAAGATTAATAAGAACGGATATATACAAATAAAAATTGATGGTATTTGGTATTACGCACACGAATTGGCTTGGTTTTACGTTTATGGTTGCTGGGTCAAGAATTTGGATCATAGTAACACTATTCGATGGGATAATAAGTTAGATAATTTACGTAAAGCTTCACGTTCACAACAACGTATGAATTCTGTAAATTCTGTTAGAAATAATACAGGCCAGCGAGGTGTCAGTTATTGTAAATTAACAGGTACATACCGCGCACGTATTACTATCAATCGGCGCTGTTTTGAACTCGGTCGATATGCAACACTAGAAGCAGCAACTAGTGTTTACGAAGCCGAAGCTGTACGTCTTTTTGGAGAGTTCAAACATGGCCAGACCAGTTAAAGGATTTTTAGCTGATGATGGCACATTTTTTGACTCTCAAGAGGATGTTGATTTATACGATGCTCTTCATGCATTAAGATTCCATGTGACTCAAATAGGCGCTAATCCAGAGAAGTTTCTAATCGTTCTTGACGGTTGCGCCAGACAGGTGAAGGATTACCTAGATGCCAAAGAAGCCTATAACAAAGCCGAGAGCCGTGATAACGGCACCAACGCTGATCCAGCCAACGGCACAACAATCTCAACACCACTTGGTGTCGATCACACCAAGTTCTTTAGACCAGAAGAAGATGCATCCATACAGCAACAGTCGATTGACGGCACTGAACATGTGCCCGACATGGGGAGTAGTATCAGCGCAGAAACGGTACCCAACGACAGCAAGATCGATGGCGTTGGAAGCGGGGTCTATACTCCACGAAGTGTTCGCCGCAGTGCGCATATGGCAACTACATCACAAGCAGCGATTACCAGACCACGCAGCGGTGACGGCGCATCGCCTGTTCGAGAAGCCGAAGGAGGAAAAACCGTACCATGACTATACGTTTGACTCACAAAGATGGCGAAAGTGCTGGCGACGAAGCGTCTCGGAACGTGACGAGCGCACGTCGCTTATGGTGCTGGCGTCTGAGATACTACGCAGCGGGGGTTGGGAGGATAATTCAGATGATCGGAATAGGACGATCGATAACATGGAACTCGCATCGATCGTTTACATCGACGAGGTGCTCCCTAGGATGGACAATTGGCCAATATTCGTACGAGATACAAGTGATCCGTCAGCAAGTGTCGGGATCGAGAATGTGTTCGACGTGGTTCTTACGTACAGTGACGGTAAACAGTATCGCTTCATCGGTACATTGGATGGCTTGACTCACAATGAAGCTAAAGACAGATACACGCTGGAAGACAACAAGACAGCTTCACGTCTTGACGACGGCTGGAAGGCTTCATTCCAATTATCCCATCAAGTTTCGGGCTATCTTGCTTGTGCGGCCACTGTATACGGTTTTGATATATTCCACTCACGAATTTTGGGGCTTAAGGTTAAGCCGGGTAATCGGGGTGAGGATATCTGGACAATTTACCCAAGCAGAAATACGGAAGATTTCGAACGCTGGGCGTTCTGGTTCAGGTACACTGCGGATACGTATGAGTTCTATAAGGACCATTACGAATACGCGCCACGGTTTACGCATTCTTGCAATAGATACTTTCGGCCGTGCTCACTTGTACCATTTTGCGGTGACACGTTTGAAGGGCGGCTAGAACAGTGGGATCAGATGGTTCCAGCTAGAATGTCTCCGAGTGAAGTCATGGCAGCGGAGGATTAGATGGGTACGAAGATACGAGAACTACGTGAAGGCGGTCGTCACAATGGACCACAGCAGGCAACGCTTGTTCGAATCGCGATCATCCGTCACGGATTCGTTCACGGCTTGTCGAAATCTCAAATCGCACTTGCAGCAGGTGTAAGCATAGATACAGTAAAGAGGCAATTCAATCTATTTAACGCAGAGGGGCTCAAGCGTGTTCAAACGAAAGGTAAAGACATGGCACGAACAAGTACAGGCAATGATGCCTCAACAGATAACACCGCTACCGCCAGCGAAACAGGTAAAGGAGCTAATCGCGATGGATCAGCAAGATGAATATGCGCCGCTCAAGGATCGTATGGTTAGGGTAACAAATTCACAGTACGCTGATTTTTGTGCTCAACGTATTGATCCAATTAATGAAGTGCAGCACCAAGTACGATCAATGCGTTGGGGTGAGCTTGAGGAAATGGCGGTCGGGTTGGGCATTCCAGCTAAGACCATTCACGATTGGGCACAAATAGTTAGACAGGAGCACGATCATGGCGATGCCTCAATTAGTGGAGATTGACTATGAGCAACATAAAGAGGAAGCCGATACCGACAAAGCATATTTGTTCGTTATCAACGGAGAGGACGAATGGGTCCCAAAATCTCTATGTGAGATTGACTCAGACAGCAGGCAGATTACTGTTCCAAGATGGTTCGCTAAAAATAACGGATTTATATAAAGAGCCAAGACAAGAAATAACTGATCTGTCTATGTGTCGTGATCATGTCTGTTGCATGACTGATGGTCGGTGTTGCGGATGTTGCAAAGGGAGAGGGCGTGATGCGTGAGTCAAATAGAGAAGCTATCGAGGAAACGATTAGCAATATTACCGATCAGATCATGGTTGAAGGTAAAGAAGCTAAATTATTCCGTATGAGTGCGTTTCTTGTTCAATGCTTATTAATCGACATCAGTCGCTGCGCCGTTGCATTAGAACGTATCGCAGATGCACAGGATTTAGGACGACGTAAATGAAAAAGCCAACACTTGTTGTTAATAATCCAACCGATCAACTTGGTCCATTCAAGGTTACAAAAGGTGCCGACACACCTGGACGTATGGCCATCCTTCTGTGGGGCGCTGCATCGTGCGGTAAGACCACATTCGCCGCAACTGCACCTGGAGACAAACTATGGTTATCCTTTGGTGATAACGAACATGTGTCCGTGTCAGGACGTGATGATGTTCACGTTGTTAAGCTATACCATACACCAGCCGCAGAACTGTTCAAACATGCACAGAGCGAGAACCCTTTTGGATTAGATCAGTATCTGGCCCAGAATCGTAATATCGAGACGGTTGTGTGTGACTCAGCTACAGCGATTGCCGCACTTGCATTGACATATGTAATAGCCAAAGGCGTTGGTGCTGGGAACAAGTTCTATCCGACGATCGAAACGCCTGGATTGAGCGCGTACGGTGGTAGGAACGGTGTCACAATTGAAGTTCTCAAGGGATTGCTCCAGGTTACAGCCAAACACAATGTGCATATTATTATTACTGCACATGAAGATGATCCTACAGTTATTAAGCAGGGCGGAGATGAAGTCATATCGCATATTTCGATTATGCTTGGGGGCAAGCTAGTTAACAGTTTCTCATGGCGTCTATCTGAAATCTGGTATATGTCATTAGATCGAAACGGTGACCGGCATTTGGCTACAAGACCCACACGATTGCGAAAGCCTATGAAAACACGTATGTTTTCGAATAAGAAAGCACCTGAGTTCAAACTTGAATACGATGCCGACAAGCCGGATGACGCCAAAGGTCAGATGACGATTACTCACTGGTATGACTCATGGGAATATAATGCTTGGGTCAAGATTATGCCGCCACAGGACAAGGAGAAAGACAAATGAAACTAACACAGGTCAATGGCACAACGCTTCGAGTTCAGTGTCCCGATTGTCGCGGTATGGGTAAACGCCCTCTAGCGTGTGTGACGTGTGGTAACTGCGGCTCTGTGCCAGAGCGAACTGCTATAGAATATGGCATGAAGATTGACAAAGTTGCTGAAAAGGGAACAAACTAATGCCAGACGAACGCGAGACTAACATTCCAGATGGGCTAAAGCGTAATATGCTTGGCAAAGAAGTCAAGTTGCCTCGTTTGACTCAAATACTTCGTGCCGAAGTCGATGCATTCATGCTTGGTGCCTATTTTATGCGCAAATTTGCAATCTTGCATAACATTCAGATCAATTTGGACGATGATGACGTTTTGTCTGCGGCACAACAGCTTTATCCAGAATATGATCCACTACCAGAACCAACTAAGATCAGTACTTCTGAAAGACGAGCCGACGGCATTACGCAATCCCTGGCGGGGGATACTAAGTAACAACAATGCTGTACCGCCAACGCAGCAAAGGAGACTGTACAAATGGTTGATAACAATGACGATCTCGATGTAATCGAGTTGGAGGAAACGCTTTCGGATGTCGAGAGGCCTCCGGAACTTCCTGCTGGCAACTATATAGGAGAAGTTACCGATGTCCAAGTTCAGGACAGCCAGAAGGGAAACCGATACTACGCTGTGAAGTTTCTCATTCCGCCAGATGAAATTCCTGCCGACGTACGTGACGATTTCGAGGAAGGCTGTACGCTTTACTGGAACCGTCAGATTAAGCCATCGAAAGGAGATCGTCGAGCCTTGTATAATCTTCGTAGGTTCGTTGAGGCGCTTGGGTTGGATGCGAATACGACTACGATCGATCCGAATGATTGGATGGGTTGTACTGCCAGAGTAAAGGTAAAGCACAGCAAGAATCCGAATACTGGTGAGATGAACGCCGGTATTCAGTCTGTGGATTCGGCAGAAGAAGTGGCAGCACCGGCATTGCGTGGGCGTAAGCCTGAGCCTGAGCCTGAGGCAGAAGCACCTGTACGGACCGCACGTCGCGCCCGTCGGTAACTGGTGCTATTGGTATGGGACTCAACATCCCATACCTCCTGAGCTTGTCGAAGGATGACTCAAACAGGAGTGCAAGACTATGGATATGTTGAAACATGATTTAATGGCGGTTCTGATCCTTGGTGGTACTATAGAGGATCAGGCTGACGCTGTTATAAATCTGATACGACTACAGTGCCGTGACATGGACACTTACCACAACTTTATCGGATTGCTCAACACGATCCGATTGCAGGAGGAAAATAATGACGCGTTGGAGCGAGAGATACGAGATAGTGCCTAAAATGCCCATAGTTAAAGTTGATCTTGACAACGCAATTGTTCATGGTTCTGATGGTCTACTTGTCAGGATCAAAGTGCAAGATAAGCGTGACATTGCCAGAGCAGCTAAGGCTTTGAAGATGACACAAGCACAGTTTGTAAGAACTGTAGTTGTTCAGGCGGCTAGGATAGTCGTTGCGGAAGTAGAGGCAGCAGCATGACACATACTCAACTTAAATGTTCAGGCATTGGGAGAGATAAAGATAATGTTAACGCACTACAATTCTATTTCAATCGTCCTGTGACAACTGACGAGATGCGATTTCTTCATGAAGTAATGCAGCGCGCAGTTGCTTGTTTGCCTGTGAAAGAACAAACACAATGACAAGAGCGAGAGTCATAGCTACAAAGATCGAAGAACGTTATCTCAAACCTGGAGATTTGTTCTCAGACAAGGGACCTGACTTCTGGAACAGGACCATCAATGGCAACATGCCAGCGGCGCAGGTATTCATCAGAACCAATGACGATCAGACAGAAGCTGACGACAATGCTACGGTGTTCAGACTTACGATAGCATTGGAAGATGAAGGCGGCAGGCTGGATAGAGACAGGCATGTAATCCAACCGGAGTTCAGTCCATTCGCACCACCTGGAGAAGACTATGCAGACTACGCACGGAGGGGAAAATGAACCCGTTGCCAGTTGACAAGTTACAAATACAATTCAAGAGCAAGCGATTAGTGATGGCACGAAATGATGTTACTGGTGTAGTTGTATTCACTCTTTACGCTAGTGGTCAAAAGGAAAGCGTTGCGATTTCTGACGAAGTATTTCAATCATGGCTACGTGGTGCCTATTTGAGTCAACCTGATACATTGCAAAGGGCGGATACTTAAATGCAAATAGAACAGGTTGCACACCTATCAACGGAGCAAGAACATGCCATCGATCTCTGTACCGACCTCACCTTACGCATCGTCGGTGTTACTGGTGGCGCTGGCGTCGGAAAGACACTTGTACTCGGGCGTGTATGCAAACAGCTTATGTCTGCTGGGTATTCAGTCGCTCTCTGTGCCCCGACCGGACGCGCCGCAAAGCGTATACAAGAACTCACAGGGATCAAGGCGAGAACGATACATAAATTACTTGAATTCCCACAACCTGATGATGTTGACGACGGTGAAGAGGTAAATCCAAATGAACCCAGGCGAGATAGTACAAATCGCTTCGATGAACAAATCATTATCGTGGACGAGAGTTCCATGGTTGGACCTGAGCTATATCGTTACCTTATTAACGCGATTCGACGAGACGGAGTTATACGTTTCTTTGGTGATAATAATCAATTACTTCCAGTGGAAGAGGGTGATCCGCCTTTCCGAACGGTCCTTGGTAAGTTTCCGTCCGTTACCTTAACGTACAACTATAGGTCGCAAGATGATATTGTATCTAATGCTTATCGTATTCTGCATGGGCGTATTCCTGTTCGCAACGATCGTTTTGATATTATGTACGCCGATAACCCTATACTTTCTCTTGTCAAGTATGTGCAGGCGCATCCAGAATACGGAGACGACGATCACCAGATCATCATGCCTGTCAGAAAAGGAAGTACTGGAACTGCTAGGACCAACCCATCAATACAAGTTAAGCTTAATAAAGGACGAGACCTTGTTCGACTTCCGAGATTTAATAAAGACGAGGCAGAGCTAGTCGTCCGGCCCAACGACAAGTTCTTGTGGATACATAATGATTACGCATTGCGCATGTTCAATGGAGAGATCGGCCGCATAACCAAGATAGATAAAGAGGATGGTACGCTATGGCTAAGAACAGTAGACGGCAGAGCTTTAGAAGTACCCCCACGACTGAGGACATACAACTCGTTCTTGCACACTATGATCAATTACGATCCGCGAAAGCAACTAGAATTAGGCTATGCTATTACGACACACAAAGCGCAGGGAAGCGAATTCGAAAGTATTATTTATTGTATAAGTCGCCAGAATATTTGGATGTTAAACAGGAATAATTTCTATACAGCGGTGACTAGAGCCAAACATCAGGTGCTAGTTATAGCTGACCGTAGAGCAATGAATCTGTCGTTACGTAGGGAGACTAACCATGGTCGGAAATGAACCGAGTACTGAATACGTGCGTGGCTATAAACAGGGTCATGCTGAATGCAAAGCCATGTTTGAGTCACATGAAAAGGAACTGAATAAACTAATCCAACGTGTAATAGATACTGATGACAGAACAGTTAGCGCTGAATGGTTAATGGAAGCACGAGCAATTCTCCATGGCGAACCATGACCAAATATCTCGTCTTCACTGGCCCTTCACAATCAGGCAAAACCGTTGCTGCCGGATTACTCGTATCGGTCCTACGCGAACGTGGATACACGGCCATGAGAGACTCATTCGAGCAACCGATCAAGCGTTACCTCGCTACATTGTTCGCGCGAGAGCTGTTATCGATTCCGATGGATACGGTTATATACGAGTTGTTATACAAAACGCCTCGTATGTTTATTCAGCTTCAAAGTCAACACATGAGATTCGCATACGGTCCTGGCGTCCTTGGAAGGCTACTCGTCGTTAGATCAAAACGCTGGAAATCTCAACCAGATTATATCGTGGTTGATGATGGGACAAGTGTTAATGATCTTCGTGAGTTGGGAAACTATGTATTGATCAGAATGGATAGAGATCGTATCGAGCGAGTGTATCCGTTTACAATACCTGATCCGCACTATTCTATAATGAACAGCAAGGATGTGCCATGGCTCAAGCTACAGACAGAAAAGTTAGCTACAGACTTGATCGAACAACATTAGAAAGTCAATTTCATGCCATGGCTGAAACGCAAGGTCTTGAGGTTCAGGTTATATCTAGTGGCCCGTTGGACGCGCGTATCGCTTTTGTGGGCGAGGGTCCTGGGTCGACTGAGGTACGCAAGCGAGCGCCTTTCGTCGGAGACTCTGGCAAGCTTCTGTGGCAAGCTGTGGCTCGCTATGGGCTTAGCGCTGATAATGTATATTCTACTAATGTCATTAAGCGTCAGATAGGTTTGTCAGACGATCCAAAGAACAAAATCCACCCGAATGAACTCGCTATGTGGGAGGACATGCTTATATGGGAACTAGAGCAACTACCAAATGTCGAAATTGTCATATTACTAGGCAATTACGCATTGACCGCTCTTACAGGCGAAGAGGGTATTGGGAAATGGCGTGGGTCTGTATTGGGTGTGAGGTTGCCGAATGGGAGAATTGGCCGGGCCATATGTGCGAACAATCCAGCGTATCCACTACGAGAGCCAAAGGCCGGAATAACATTCGCGATGGATTGTAAGAAGATCGATTTGGTGAATCGTAATGTATTCAAACCACACAAAGTTGATACTATTATCAACCCGTCATATGGCGACGCTATGGCGTATATTGGTGATTTACAGCGTAGCAGCAAACCTGTCGCATTGGATATTGAAGGGCTTAACGACGAGACGGCTTGCATCGGTTTGGCTAACGACGGTCATCGCGCTATATGTGTCAATTGGCGTGACGCTAATCGTAATCGATTTAGCTTGTCGCAGGAATGTGATCTTTGGTTGGCAATTCAGAAGCTGTGTGACTCACATAAGATAATTGCACAGAGAGGATCATTCGATGCGTATTGGTTACGATTACGTGATTGGTTTGAACTCAAAGTGTGGCTTGATACTCTCTTGGCTCACCATACTTTGTATCCCCAACTACCACACGACCTCGGATATCTCACTTCGCAGTATTCGACGCATCCGTATTATAAAGACGAAGGTGATTACTGGAAAGAGGGTGGGGATATCAATGAGTTTTGGGTGTACAATGGCAAAGACGCAGCAATTACTTATCATGTTGGATGTAGAATTCTGGCCGAGTTGGAAGAACAAAAACTCGATAGGTTTTTCTTCGATCACGTCATGCATGCCCAGCCGCATTTGGTTGAGGCGACGGTACATGGCCTCGCCGTCGATCAGTCAGTTAAGGCAGCAATTGCATTGGAAATAAATAAAGATGTTGCTGCAATGGAGAACGAGTTTCATAGATTGGTACATGAAGCAACAGACGATGAATGGTACAATCCGAATCCAGCATCGTGGCCGCAATTAAAAGAATTGTTCTTTCAGCGGCTTGATTTGCAAGGACATGGTAAGTCAACAGATAAGACCAATCGCAATCATATTCTGAAACATGCCAAGACACGTCCGATCGAGAAGGAAATGATCGTCGCGTTAGATAAATGGAAGAAAGAGGATAAGTTCAGGTCAACGTATGCAGCTGCAAAGGAATCAAAAGATGGACGCTACCGTTTTGATTTCAAACAGTATGGAGTTCAGAACGCTCCCGGAAGGTTATCATCTTCTGAGCTTATCAACGGCGAGGGCGGGAACATCCAGAACCAGCCAATGCGGGCAAGAGGGTTCTTTGTCAGTGACCCTGGATGTGTTTACATATACTATGACTTAGCACAAGCTGAGGCTCAGGTGGTGTCATTTAGAGCCGATATTCCTAAATGGAAGCAGCAATTCGCTCAGGCTAAGAAGGATGGGAAGTACGATTGTCACAGAGCCTTGGCTTCTGAAATGTTCAAAGTGGCGTATGACGCTGTACCAGTTAAAGATTGGGACGAAGATAATCAGCCTACAATTCGGTACATTGCCAAGCGATGCCGTCATGGCCTCAATTACAGGATGGAGAGATTTCGCCTCTCTGAAGTAACCGAATTACCATATCATCGAGCAGCACACGCGTTTATGTTATACCATCAGATTACGCCTGAACTAATGCATTGGTGGGAACAAGAGGAACGTATGTTCAAAAAGGATCGAGTCATGTATAATGCACTTGGCCGTCGGTTCCGTGTGTTGCAGCCTGTCGACGATGATGTTGCGAAGTCTGTTATAGCGTTTTATCCACAGAGCACAATTGGCGACAAGGTTGTGCAGACATGGTATCAAGCGGAGGAAGATGATGACTGGCCAAAGGGCTATGCGAGAGTTGCAGTGAACGTTCACGATTCACTCGTAGGTATAGTTGAAACCAAAGGCCGCTATGCTAAGACCGCTCTAAGTATTCTTAAAAAATATGCTGAAAGTCCTATTTGGATACAAGATGCTTGGAGCCGACGCAAGGCTGAGCCACTAAGCATTGGAGCGGAACTTAAAATGTCGTATCCAACAAGTTGGAACAATCAAACAAAGCGATTCGAAGAGGATGCCAAGGGTTTACACAGATGGTCAAATTTGAAGGTAGTAGAATTGTGAGTTTGACTCAAACTAGGCTTAAGCAAGTATTGTTTTACAATAAGAGAACAGGAGGATTCATTTGGCTTGTGAATTTGGGCTCACGTGCTAAAAAATATCACAAGGCAGGCACAAAAATGAAAGACGGAAGGATTGTAATAAGAGTAGATCGTGTGCTTTATTATGCACATCAATTAGCGTGGTTGTATGTTTATGGTGTATGGCCAAATCAACTGGATCATAGAGATACTATAAATTGTCATAATTGGATTAACAATTTACGAGAAGCATCTAGAGCTCAAAATACCATGAATACTAATGTGCGTGCAGATAATAAAACAGGCTACCGTGGTGTCCATTTCAATACTAAAAATCGCAATTTCAATGCTTATATAACCATTAACAACACACGAAAGCATCTTGGAGTCTTTAATACGGCATATGAAGCACATCTAGTTTATGAAGCACACGCTACTTTACTTTTCGGCGAATACAAAAAGGAGGTAGTTCATGTCTGAGTCAAAATTGGAACGCTACATAAAAATATTTGATTATCAGAATGCTCATACGCTAAGTTGGGCGGAACAAGACGAAGTCAGGGACCTGCTACGACAACTCAAACAGATACAGGATAATGCAAAATGTCCTCAGACTGGCAATTCTCCACCGTAAAATTTCTAATCGAAGGAGGTACCCAAGGTCGACGACAATCGGCAATCATGGCCCGTGTGAGTCAAAAGGTCGATGAAGGTGAAGTCATTGCCTTTCTAATGTCACTAGCAGCTGAACGGAAGGTACAGAAGTTCATAATACCACCAGGAGTCATTACTTGGAGAGCTACGACCAACATCGAAAGGAAGTGAGTATGTGTCCTATAGCGTGGCTACATCAACAGACAATGGTTATATTTTATTACAAGTGCTGGCTCGCAGCACAAGACTTCGATGGGAGGAAATGACATGGATGTAAATCTTAATGAGTTCAGTGAAGGCATCGAAATGCTCCTGTTCGTCATTGTCTATTGCATCGTAATCGGGCTCATTGGATATTTCCGTGATCCTGATCCAGAAGCACTTCGACATGAGGAGTACTATCGCGATAACTAAGGCGACCCAACGTCACTAACCCAGGGTGGGATATCTCCTGACCCTGGGACTGCTTGTCCCGTGAAGTTCAGTGCATTGTACGGATCAAGATTTTTAATCGTAATAGGTCGACCATACTTTTGCGACATTTCATACTCGATCGCATCAATGTTATTGTTAATAACGCGCGTTACGTCTTGACGTTTGCGCTCGTATAGATTGCGCACAGCGTACGGATTGCCAGGATCAACTTTGTTATTCTGTAAAAAGCGCATGACATCAGGCTTCTGCTCCATGCGTTGTTTCCACGTAACCATATTCCCGTAATCGATATTACGCATCTCTTGAACACCTGCTGACCATTGGCGATATGCATCCCATAGTGACCGGAAGCCAATGCCTCCAGTCTTGAATGAATCATGTTTAGTTCTATCATACAGCTGCTGCATGAATTCGTCATACAACGGATTCGTAGGTGCAGGCTGTCCCAATCCAGGCGATGTTGGTGGTGGAAATTCAGCTTGCTGACTAGCTGCCTCGAACCCACTTTGACTCAAAGGCTTGGCTCTGGCTAATGTGCGTTGACCTGTCTCAGGATCATACCGCTTATAGAACGTAGCAAGTTGTTCGATTTCCTTCTCGCGATCAAACATGCGTGACGTGAACCGCGAGTTGCCAGTCATTGGTGCATGCAGATTCGCAAGATCACGAAATACGTCAGTTTTCTCAACTAGCCGACGTCCTGATTGCTTCATAAAGTTCTCAGCAGCGATAATCTTGCCCATTTCCTTTGGTGTGTGCGACCATGCAGCCATACCTTGACCAAAAATATCTGCAATTGATGGCACAACAGAGCGTAATGTACCTTCGATCGCACTTGGCATCGATGAATTTTGGTCAAATGGATCAGCCTTTTTCTGAAATATATCACTGCCGATGCCTGTCATTTGACCTAAACCAGGAACGACTTGTTGCATGAATGGAAATGATGCTAGGTTCTGCGGAGGTGACACACCTGCCATTGCAAACGCTGATTGAATTGCTGGCGGTGTTGGTGGCACTACGCCAATATCAAGCGCTGATACGAGTGCCGCCATGAAGTCCTGCTGCTTAGTCCATGCATTTGTTCCGTAAAGATGATTCATTGCTGCTTCTGTCAAGCGCTTTGCAAGCACACCTTCCTGAAACGATGGAAATTCTATGCCATCACGTACACTGCGACCAGGAACACCTAAATAATGAAACATTGATTGCGAATACTCGTCACGACGGTTTACCATATGGTCTACATATGGAATACCTTCTGGATCCTTACCGAGTGCTGTGTTCCAATAATATATCATAGCTGCCGGCATGATGTAATATAACCATGCACGTGTTCCAAATTCAGTAGGGTTGTTCAGATACGATGTGCCGAATCGTTTGATCCCTTGTTGCGTCATATTGTACCACGGTATGCTAATACGGCCCAATTCATTAGCTGCCATGTATGTGTTAGCAATTGGTGCAGCAATACGCTGGCCTAGTGACGCGCCTCTAGTATCATAAGTAATAGCTTTGCCGCGAGGCGTATAGTACCGTCCAGCAGTTTGTGAATTACCAGTTAGCTCGCGTGCCTCGGCAGTTAATTCTGTTAATGGTCTGCGTCCTAAGTTACGCTGAATAAATGCAAATTGTGTTGCGTTGTGCGTATTTACCAATGTATTCCTTAAGCCACTGGCCACAGCTGCTAAATCACGCATCCCAGGTTGTGATTTCAGTTGGCTTATTGTTTGAGTCAAACGGCTCATTGCTGCAACACGATCAGCCTGCTGTCCCATATACGAAGCGGCGTGCGTACCCATCGCTTCGGTCTGTGCAAACGTACTACGTAGATATGTTCTAGCTAGAGTATCAGATAAGCTATTAATCAATCGAGTGCCACCAATTCTACGCAGGAAATTACCACTAGAACTATCTAACGTCTGTGCTATATGATTAGCAAACTTTGGAACGACTTGTGAAGTAAAGGCATATGGCAATGTTCCTGGTCCAAGTGGAAAGCCTTGACCTGTTAGTGTCTGACGAATACCTAATAACCCTGGAGGCTTGAGCGCTACTTTGTTAAATGGATTCAGTGTTTGAGTCAAAGGCAATCCTCTGTTAGCGCCTGCAATAGTACCTTGCGCGATTACATAATTGCGAAGCATATCTCGTACTGCAAAATATGGTGCACCTGCACCAGTTGTGAAGGTTTGAAACAATCGACGAGGGCCACCAAGGACCTTATCTGCCATTGTCGATGGAAAGAAATATGGGTCCATCTTAAGCAAATCAGCTACGGTACGGCTCTCTGCCAAATAATGTTCAGGCGTGCCTCTGCGTTTGAATGTTACTAATCTGTCACGCACACTCGGAGTTATATCTGCGGCAGCAACAGGACGGAACATATTCACGCCGCCAGGAGACTGTCTAACTTCGTCCACATACATACCAACAGCTTCATTATTTATACGTCGCCGCACTTGTACTGTTATTTCACGACCAAGTGCATCAGATGGGTCAGCGCGTGTAACAGGTTGGCCTGATACATTTGTCGCATTCGTTTCACGCTCTGGCCATGGAACCTCATTGGGATTGTTCGCCATGCGATCGGCATATACTTGCTGTGTCATAGTAGCATACTCGCCATCGGACGCGAATCGACGAGCCTCGTTCAAATTCTCTCGATATCGATCACGTGCAGCAACGAAGTCAGGATTGGCACGCTCGAATGCCGTAATATTCGCAGTCGCCGTTTGATGATTTAATCCGCGTACAGTGATTGGTCCAGGCTGTGGATTAGGTTGATTTTGATTTGCAATGGTCTTGGCATTGATCTCATCGAGAGTATCGAATGTATTTAGATAATCATTAAAGCCAGGATGATCTGCGGCCCAAGTCTTAATTTCTGGTAATGGCGTACGTACTTGAAACAGAAAATTTGGAGCCTCAGCACGACCTAGAGTTGCAGCACTATCGGCAAGTGTTTGCGATGTTGCGCCAGTTGTGACTCGAAATGAGTCTCTAAGATTATCATACGCTTGTGGTTGCAAACCAATACGTCTGGCATAGCGTAATAGTCCAGCATTTTGGTCATCTGCTGTTCGTGCAAAATCGGCAACTGTAAATCTTTGTGGTGTAATTGGCTGTGCCGTTGGTACAGGTCGTGGTCCTGTGGCACTGAGTTTGCCTCCGGTCGCGCCAAGTTCTCCAGGCTTGACAAATGGCGCACGCACACCAGTCATACCTACGCCAGTCATGAGGTCTTGCAATGTATTTTCAGGATTGACTTCCATCTGCCCAGGAACGGTTTGCATCTGATCCTGAAAACGTTGACGCATGCCTTGGAACATATTCACAGGCTGTTTAGCAATTGCATACGGAATGCCAGCTACGGCTACAGCAGCACGCTCAGCAAAACCTTGAGGTTGAATGTACGAAGATGGACCAGCAGGTCCATGTGTCATAGATGACGCTGCATCACTACCATATGCAGGCACATTACCAGATTGAATGGCATTTTGTGTCTCTGGCGATAGCATTGTACCCTGATTCATGCCAGCAGTAGGGTCAATCGCCGCGTCTTGTGCGGAGATTGTTTGTAAACCACCATCGGCACCTGTCACAGTTAGCGGTGTTTGAGTCAAAACGGGCTGCAATTGTGGCGCTTGTGTAACTGGTACGGGTGTGACTGGTATAGGCGCTGACGGCACTGGCTGCCGCAATGCCTGCAACTGATTAAGCAGTTCGTCGAGCTTTGAGTCATCAGTAGGTTCCGGTTCGACTGGCGTAGGCTCAGCTTCCGGCTCTGGTGGTAGTGATTCCAATACGTCAGCATCATGAGGTTCAACATTTGTAGCACTGGGAGTTACAGTCAATCGTAATGGTTGCCGCCCTTCCAATTGTCTGGTAGTAGCGTCCATAGATACGGAAGCAGGTAAATTAGACCGATCGCCGCTACCACCTCCAGGTAATTGAACATGTCCTGGATCGAGTGCATAGGATGCCCCCTTCAGGAACGTGAGACCAAACTTATCGGCGTTTTTGTGTAGATAGTCCAGTACTGCTCCGCGTTGAACATCCGCAGCCTCCCCGATCTGGTGGCGGCTTCCACCCGGAGGCGCCGCAAGCCCGCCTTGACTCTCCGGATTATATGTGTGTCCTCCAAAGGTAATGGGACGTTGTGTGTAATTCGCATAATATTGTGCTTGACGTTCTGGCGGACGGTACAGATCACGCAGTACCGCCCTCTCCCCCGTAGCGGATTCCGCAGCTTGTATTCCACGCGATAGACGATCAGCAAAGGTGGAGTTGAGATTGTGTGCATTGAGGTTACTTCCACGATTGGCCAGCAACTCATAAGGTTCGACAGGCCCCTGAGCTATTTCGACTGGCTCAGGTGACATGCCAATAGTCGCTGCTGGTTCCATTCCAGGAGGTGTCGCTAGTTGTGCAAGGTGAATCAATGGCAACGGTACAGGCTCCGCAACAGCTGGCTCCTGCTCAGGCGGAATGTACCGCTCATCGTATGTGTTGAGGTCATCTAGCGACATGTGTTTGACTCACATTAATAAGGCTTTGCGCCCATGTTATTCGATGTAGATGCAAGTTCATCAGCAGTCGAAGGCGGCGCCGCTCCAGGTACGTTCTGCGGTACTCCTTGCGGCGGCCCACCCTGTGGCATAGGAGGCATGCCTCCCGGAGGTGGACCGCCGCCGGCTCCCCCAGCCATCAACTGTTGTAATATCTGCGGAATGGCGCTAGGATTCTGTTGGATTGCCTGCATGATCATTTGCTGAATTTGTGGAGGCAGACCCTGTATCAATTGCATCAGTTGCGAATTCATTACGAACCTCCATGTTTGAAGTATTCAATGGCGCGTAAGTGTTTAAGCGCCTCTGCGCGTGTGGAGCTAGTCCCGAAGTTCTGTATGCCATTCGACGGATTGAGGTCATTGACACGATATTGACCTCCCGACGTTTCAGTTATGGCGCCACTTGGAGAAGATTTCATCATCTTGCCAAGCACTTGTGGTCGCATATCAGTATTACGAGCCATTGCCTTTCTCCATGTTTAACGATTTTTGAATCTCCGCCGCGAATACATCATCATCTGGTGTGTTTGGGCGATTAAGAGAATTTAACGTATTTAACAATTCCTGCTCACTAGGACCAGGGTCAGGGACGTTTAGCGATGGATAAGTGGCTGTCTCTGGAAAATGAAACGCTGGCTTATATCTGAACTCAGGCTTAAGCCATTCAGGCGGTATGTATGTGTCGGCCTTCGTACGGTCCTCAACATGACTTGATACAGCGTTCGGGTCAAGTTGCATTCGTACCTGTGCTAACCTAACTGCCAAATCAGTCAAGTCGTTCGGATCAAGCGCACTTGGATTTTTATATCGCTGCTTCATCGATTTGACTCAAAAATTACTAAACGCGTTACTGTAGTCATTGCCTGACGACGTATCATCAGTACTAAAACCTGACGAATTATCTGACTGTGACTGATTCGGTACCAACCCATACTGTGGCGTGTTGCTCTTACTCGATTTGAAAGCGTTCATGACAGCAGTCAGTCCTTTTATATCATTCGAACCAATCGATTCATCAGCCTTGGCTAGCCCTGAAAATGCATTGCCGACACCAGCGCCACCACTTTGTAAAGCTGACTGAACAAGCTGTGCCTGTTGACTTTGCAATGCGTTCAGTTCTTGTGGTGTTGTAGAAAATCTAGGAGGCGCACTGCCGCCAGCATTCATTGTTTGTTGCAATTGTTGCAACACTGGTAAATAGCGTGATTGTCGCGCAGCTACGTCCTGTGCATACTGAGGTATTGATGCCTGATACGACTTAAGTAAGTTTCCGCCAATGTTCCGACCTTGCGCATCATCTGCCGCCTTTAATACATTAGGCAAGTCAGCACCACGACCTTGTCGCAGTAATGTACGGCCGATGGCCTGCGCCTGTTGCCCGCTAGCTGTCTGATCTTGCAATGACATTAATGTATTCAACTTGTCTTCGTCAGCAGCACGACTTGGCGCCTCGTCGTAACGAAATCCAGCCAACGCTTTTGCATAATCAGGAATAGCTTCAATGCCACGCTGATGGGCTGCCTCCTGTATCTGACGATTACGTGCAGCATCCGTTGTAAGCTCTTTAAGTTGCTCAGTCTGGCCTGCCTGAATGATTTGGTTTTGTGTCGGAGTGAGTATTGTCTTCCATGAATTGGTCGCTGGATCATATACTTGTTGGTTACCATAGGCATCCGTACGACCAGCAGTAGCAAGTCGCTGCTGCTTTAATGCCTGATCCCTCTGGAATTGCAAATTCATCATCTGGACAAGCGCAGCTTCACCAGACGCAGACGCGCCAAGCCCAGCACCGGCTAATCCAATAAGTGCAGGTATTGCTACTTCGGCCATGACTTAGCCCTCATTCGGTTCTGGATAATCTTCTGGTCCAGGCTTATATAGGTATTCAAACTTCTGAAGCATATTCTCAGGGTCTTGAATACCATGATTGATCTCAGCGTTTATCCTGTCGCTATTCGGCACAGGCAAACGGTCAACATCTTGTCCTGACGCTTGAATCATTCGTTGTAAAACAGTAGTCAGGTCTGTACTTGCTCGCTGCACCGGTGGTGTGTATTGATTCGGCGCCATAGTATGAAGCATTCGAACATAGCCAGCCAACTCGTCTAACTCTCTATTCCGAGCCATGTCATTGCTCCGTTTCGTCAGCTTCTGGCAACGGATTGTATTTCATTTCACCCAAATCAACTTTGCTTGGATCGAATGCCGGACCCGCTGGTGCAGTTAAGTTCTGCCACATCTCCTGTAATACTTGAGGCACAGCACTTCGTGAGGCTCCTTTATTCGTTAGCGAGTCAAGCCTGGACTGGATTTCGTCAGCTAACGGCGCATCAGCAGAAGGTAAGCCTGGAAGCGAATAGCTAGGCGCAGGATTCGGTACATTTGACATTGTCTCACGTGACGGCACATTTACTTGCGGAGCACCTATGCCCTGTCGTTGATTTAACAATGCGATCACAGCAGGTAAATTCGGTGTATTGACAACTTTGTCATTTGACTCACCATTAGGGCGGAGATGTGTTAGTTCATAATGCATCTCGTCCAATTTTTGCTTAGCAAGGAATCGCTCCTTTTGTCCCTCCGGTGTATTAATATTCGTTCCATATCGAGTACGAGTACCAGTGCTCGGTGTAGTACCACGAGCGATAGTTGACATTCTCTCGACGCTGTACCCTGGAGGCGCCTGCGGCACATTTACATCAACATATTTATAACCTGGAGGCGCAGGTGGATACACAGTCCTATGACTACCAAACAGATCACTTCCTAAAGGCTGTCCGGGCTGGGACATCAGAACACCGATGATGTTGCCGTACTTGACTGTTTAGTCGATTGCGCATTTGGATCGATTACGCCAGATTGCGCATTTGGATCGAATGGCAAGTTCTGAGCACCTTGTCCAGCACCTGCAATCGCTGCAAGTCCAGTAGTGTTAAACAGGTTTGCCGATCCGACCTTACCAGCAATTGTCGTACCTAGATTATTAATGAAGTCATTGAAATTTTGATCAGCCTGCGTACCATACGTCTGCGGATCGAATGATGTACCAAGCTTAACTGTTGATGCTGCTGTACGACCTGCATTGGCGATGTCACGCAATGACTGTTGTTCGCTTGCGACTGTGCCAGTACCGATTTCGTTAAGTTTCGCCAACACGCCAGGATTTTGCCTATCAAGCTCCGACTCCGCAGCAGTCTGTCCAGCTGGTGTAATTACTCCACGCGATAGCATATTTTGGATAATTGCATCGGCGGAATTGCGTTGATCCGCGTCAATGCCTGTAATAAATGGGTTAATTGTTGACATATTGACCCGTTGTGTCTCAAAATTGCCAGGAAACAACGTATCGAGCTGACGATTAGCCTTGTTTTGCGCTGCCGTCGTCTCGTTTTGATAGATATTCTGGCCTACATCGGTGAATGCAGCACCTGGATTTGGGTCAGTTGGTGACACACCGGCCAATATTGATGCGATTTGTGAGTCAATATCAGTCCCGTACTGGTTTGGATCGAGTCCTTGTTGTGTGAAATAATTCTTTGCGGCGCTCGTGCCAGCAGTACCTGCCTGATTACGTAATGCTAATAGATCGGCTTTGGTTTGCGCATCTTTAGCATCTTGGCGTGTTTGCGCATCCTTCGCAGCTTGTTCTTGCATTTGTTCAACAGCCAATGAGTTATCTGGAGGTGGTGATGGTGCAGACATAGATCAGACTCCTTGTTTGTGATGATACAACGTACCTACTGGCACGAATCCTTCACGTTGCAGTAACTTGTCCAAACTCTCAACTCGGTATCCTCCCGTTGTCGTTGATCCTATAATTTTGGCTTTTCGAGCAATAGCCCAATCTCGATATGCACGAATTAGTTTCACAGTACTGTTTAATGTGCGCCACTCTGGTATAATATATAAAAATACATCATTCGTTATCATGTCAAATGAGAACACACACATGGAGCAGTAAGCACAAATCTGCCCAGCTATCTGATCGTCGTCTGTAACTAATACACGCATCATCCAATAACCATCGTTGTTAATATTGTTGGATAGCAATTGGTGAATACGTTCGGGTGACGGTATAATATGTGCATAATTTGGCAAAGTTGGCAAACATTTGCATGCCAGTTCTACCAAAAATGGAATATCTTTAGCTTCATATGTACGTATTCGCATCTGCTTGACTCACATTACGGCACATTCAACGGATTCGCGCATGCTCCGGATGGTAATGTCGGCGATATGCAATAAGCAGGCACACCTCCGCCACTTGGCTGACCTACCCACAATGCTGTTCCGGACCATATCCAAGCTGGTGGCTGAATTACTGTCATAAACGCATTCTTTATTTTAAGATAGCCATTATCATTGGGGTGTATGCCATCTGTGTTTAAATCATTTTGGAGAACAACTGAATTACTGTCAACAAGCGCGATCATTCGGCCATCCGAAGAAAACTGTGAAACAAGTCCAGTAAGAATTCCGTTAAATATAGCTGTGCTTGAAGATGGGCAGGGGTTGCTGGTTTGGAACGTCTGTGTGATGTTGGACAAATAAAGTGATGCATTCGCCAATTGGTCACTGCCAGTAATATATTCTATGTATAGACTATTCAACCCGCTTCCAGAAGGATTAGCGCTTGTCGTCTGAACAAGTTGAATTGTATGCGACCCTGGAACAGTATTAAACGCAAATGCCGCAGGTCCATAACTGGCACCTAAGCCTGTATCCATCGCAAGGCCATTTGACGTAACTGTACCTACTATGGTTCCATCAATTAACACATTTGCGGTACCTGTAATTGCTTGTCCCATGTATTCTTGCAAAATAGTTCCAATATAAATGCGAGAGCCAGATATTGTCGCAGTAAGGCTGTTACCTGTAGTTACACTTTGTAGTCCTGTAGACCACAATGGAGACGAATTCGACCATGCACCAGAACGAATCACATTGGCATTACGCGCTGTAGTAATATTCGGCATAGTAAGGGAAACTATGATATCAGTAACAAATGCTTTGTAATAATTCTGCTGTGCAACACTTAAATAACGCTGGCAATCATTAACACCAATCATGAGTGTAGAAAAATCACTAGCGGCTGGACGAATGCTATGTGCTACAATTGCTTGATCCGCAGCCATGGAACCGTTAGTAGCGTAATTCGTACCTGTAAGACCTAATGCAGCATCAAGTAACGGCACATATCCTGTAACGGGAGGATTAGATGCACCATACCCAGCAGTAATAGAGTCACCAAAATGCCGAGAAGCTGCCTCAGCAAAGTTGACACATAGCAAAAGTAGTAGCAAAACCAGCTTATACATAACTATCCCCTGTTAAGTTTGAGTCAAATGTCTACGGGTACCATTCGATTATTATTCCTCCAGCGCTGCCAGCATTACCGGCTGTTGCAACAGAATTAAACACGCCATTCGCTCCAACAGAGTAGAAGTTTCTACCCCCAGGCATCACACCAGGCGACGTCATTCCAGCGCTTACACCCTGAACGCCTGTCTGCCCTGTGATATTAATGTCACCGTTCGTAGCTGTTCCACCAATTGTGCCTGGCGTACCACTTCCTGCGGCAGCGAGCGATCCATTCGAGGCGTTTGCGGTCAGTGTCGTTATGACTTGTGTTCCGCTAGCAAGTATAGTAGCGGTTCCGTTGCCTCCGTTTGTTGGTGCACTTGTTCCAGCCGTACCCGCTGCTCCCTGAGTATAGGAAAACGTGTTTCCTGCAACGAGTCCTGTTAGCAATGATTCCAAATAACCGCCTGCACCTGTGCCACCGGTACCAGAGCTTCCACCAGCAGGCACACCTCCTGAGCCACCAGTCCCGCCCCACATTCTAACAATTGCTCTAGTCGTACCTGTTGGAATAGTAATCGTACTTGTTCCAGGGCTGACTGTTCGAGTTATTCGTGTCCCTATTGAATCTGCAGTACGCAATGGTGTCATTGCTGTTGTGTCATCCGTCAAAGCAATAGCTTGTGCTTGAGTCGATTTACCTAGAAATATCGCACGATCCGCAGATAAATCACCACCGCCAGTTAAGAGCCCTGTAGCACTTATCACACGCGTGGTAGGTGCAGAGCCTGCTGCTACAACACCTGTTAACAACGATCCATCTACTGCTGGAAGTTTAGCGGCAGCAGTCATTTGCACAGCATTATTTGCAGCAGTGCCAGCTGTTAACACAGCAGCACTTCCAAGACCGAGATTAGTCTGTCCCTGTGTTTTCTGTCCACTGGACAATGTTTGCGCTGCATCAAAGCGCAATCTGTTATTCGTGTTAACAACTACCTCATCGATAGCTGCCTGAACATTCGTTGCTACAAGCAAGCTTACGGTATGATCGTATGCAACAGAGTTTGCTGTAGCAAATGTCGCGCCGTTGAATACGAACGTCCACTTTGCTGCATCAGTCAATATAGTACCAACGCCTGTGCTTATATTTGTCGTGATACACAATGCAAAAATATTACGTCCCCCGGTCACATCATATACAATGTCACCAATTAAGTATGAAGTTGATTGTAGCCACTGTCCTCGAGGTCGTAATGATAACTGAATAGAAGACCAGAACGTAGAATGAGCACTACGATCACTTGCAAAAGTTGTAGGCGTCGTTGCACTTGTATGAGCTACAGCGCATAGCCATGCAGACCCGTCGGCAGTATCTATTCGAATGTTACCAACAACAAAAGCTGTGGAATTTGTCCATGGGATGATATTTGATGAAACTGCCAATGTGTACAGAGTTGCGTCGATTGAGTCAAATGTGTCCCACATTGCCTGAATCCATGGTTCAGACAAGAAATCTGGCTTTGGAAAGCGAAGATTTTTTGTGAATGTTGTTGTCATGACAAAGTTATCCTTGTTCAGCGTTTGTATTTGCCGCGAGAAAACAGAAATGACATATTAATGATTTGTAATGGCTTAATAGCCATTCCTACTACTCGTATTTTCAGCAATTTGAATTTAACAGGAAATCCCTGCAACCTGGGATCATTCGAACGTCTACCACCACCAAATGGACCGTCATCAAATCCGGCACCTTTAGTACTATTGCCAATGAGATCAATCGACAACGCAGGCCCAAATAGAACAGTGCCGTTAACATCTTTGTACATGTTATCAACATATACCTCCACCGTAAATTCCGCTGTACCAATCGTTCCCACACTGAGAAAACGCAATTGTTTAGTTTTTATAGGATCGCGACCACTGAGCCAAGGAAGCTCCATTTCAATTGTGATAGGTATACCATTATATAAAGCCCATAGCATAGAATTATTCGCTATGTCTGCTGCTATGGATGTCCCGCCACTTGTATGATTCAGAAGGCATTTGTAGGTTTTATTGCCAACAGTATCCCGAACAAGTTGTCCTGTAATGAAATTTGTACTAACTGACCAATTTACGTCTCGGTCATTCATGCGATCAGCATAGTAATTCTCACCCGAGAATACAGGATTGCCGTGTTGAAATATTCTCGTTCCGAATGCATAAAATACACGCCCCAAAGATGTTGTGCATGCGCATGTCCAATTTGTAGAAAAATTATACTCTGACCATGCACTATAATGGAGATTTTCACTACCCGTATGTACAAAGTGTCTACCAGATGGATTGAATAGTATGGTATCATGCCAAAGAGGATCATGCACAAGAAAGCAAGAATTTTGCTGCTGCGTATCGGTAAGATTTCCTGTAATAAAACGGTACAAAGGCTCTATACGGTCGCTTACATGGTCACTAGTAACAAGCCCACTGAACAGATTGCGCTTGCCATCACTATATCCATCAAGGCCTGTAAATATCAAATCATGCTCAACAGGAGCAATGCAGCGATGACCGAGCAGGCCAAACTTAGGCAGTGTATCAGGAAATTGTGGTTTGTGTGCTCCTGTTGTTGCGTCGTAGTTACCCAATGTTACCAGCAAACTCTGCCCTTGGAAGAACACAATTAGAAAGTTCCGATATCCAGCAAGCCCACGAATAGCAACTGCGCCTTGTGGAGCATAAGCGCCCACGTCAATCGAGATTGAGTCATTTGGCATTGGATCGCCAGGAAACACACCCGAAGTCCCCACTGCTGATATGTAAATTGTTGTTGATGTAGTAGCTCCTATACCTGCAATACAATGGTAATTCGACGCAACTGCACCATATTTACCAATTGGAACGTTAACGTTGCTTCCTGTAGCTAGGTCTTGTAGATATGTAAAAACGAAAGTACTTGATATACTTATTGGCTTGTCAATGCCATTATGAATAACAAGTGTATCCTTAAACGCTACGAAACTAACTGCAACAAATATACTTCCCCAGCCTGCCGGCGCACCTGGAAGCGATGCAGCTATCGCGCTATTCCAGCCAGCAGCGACTACACCTGTATCAGTGACGGTAGCTATTTGTCCAGAGGTCATTACAATAATAAGTCGACCATTAAAGTACGTTACATCCAACACTGTACCAGTAACAATACCAGCAACGTCTGCAAACCAGTTACTTCCATAACGAATTTGTTGCCCTCCAGACGGTGTACGTCTAAAGTTCTTAAGTGTAACAGCGTATCTGGGTTCCATACTGAGATCATCATCAACAGCATTGAGCCCTCCGCCAAATCCCTTTAGCGTCAAATCCTGTAGCTGCGACTTCGGTGTCGCGTGCTGCATGCTTTTTGGGAATAACATAGCCATCTGTGTGACTCACAAAACCTCTTGCCAGGATGTAGGAATGCCGCCACGACTATCGCCAAAGTGAATTTCTTGTGACGCAAACTGTCCTTGAATGTCCTTATAGCGCATTTCCATCATGTTCTTGGCCATGTCGGCGCCTGCACCGTTCAAATCATCTTGTGCAAGCGTCATATACGCCGTACCATATTCAAGCATGTCTTGATCGATGTACATAGTATCTTCCCAATCCCACCCAGTAAGATTTGGATAGAACTTTGCATGGATATTGATTAAGCCAGTCGATGTAATAGGAAGAACATAGATACGCTTTGTTGCATACGATAAATCAGTTACATGCAAACTATCCCAATATCTAGGGCTTGTTCCGGATGTAATGTCACCTGAAAATGGATTAATGCCACGGGGACGCACACTCAGATCATTATGCGCGCCGTCTCGACGTACAGCTATGAAATCCTCAAAATCTATCACATACTGCAAGTCATTCGTTGTTACTTTACCTGTTGTGCCATCAAGAGTTAGCTGTAACCACCGACAGTAATTACGCCAATTGTATTTCTTAAACAACATGTTAAACGCACGTATTGCATCTGCGAACATGCGATCATCTGAGAACATCTGTGTTCCAGGACCTGAAACTTCACCGACAATTTGCTGAGCAGCCGTTACAATATCACGAATCGTTGCTGACATTTGATCCTCACTTTTGAATACGGTTCACAGAAACTGCCAGTTCATCGATTCGAGATTTCAGAGCATCGATTTTGATATCACGAATCTGTAAATCACGTTGTGCATCTATGCCACGATAACGATCTGACATATTCAAAGCAACCGTATTCGTGAGCACCTTAAGATCACTCTGAACTTCTACCAATGTGCGCCCAAGATAGGCCAACAAAGCAAAACCGACCACCATTGAGCCACGTCCTATTAAAGTGAACCAGGCATTCGATGCAAGCCTTTCAACTGTATCGCTAGCCATGGTTACTCCTTCCGTTGCGCACTTCCTGAATAACTTCTGCGTTCACTGCCACAGCAGCTTCACGGACCTCAGCAACTTGTGTTTTAACTTCCTCCACACGCTTGATAGTTTCAGTTTTCACTTCATCGGCCTTCGCAGCTACATTGTCAATTTTCTTATCAACACGACCCAGACTACGTCTATTCAATATAGAAGATACTGCTGTGAGTATAACACCTACAGCGGTTACTATTTGTGTTATGTCGTTCAGTACGTATGGCGAAAAGTCCACGTGATGCTCCTTGGCAGGCTGTGTTTGACTCACACAGCCCGCATAGATTGGTACCAGATCACGCACCGGTTGAGTTAAAATAGTGCTGAATACCCATCAAGCCACCATTGTTACTCGCATTAATCATATTGTCGCCGACCAAAGCAACTGCAACCGGATTGCCATTCGGTGCTGTGAATGGGTCGTACGTACCACGTGGATCACCAGTTATGACTGTTGCAGGATCAGTCAGATCAGGCAATTGGAACGAAGTTGGTGTAAGCGTACAACCTATCATGTCGCCTTTTGTCGAACTTCCGTTTGCAGCCAAGGACAAAACAACAAGTGCACCAGCCGCAAATCGATTGTTTGCATTGTACCCTGGCGTCGTTGGTGCTGACGTAACAAGTGTCGCCACGTTATTGGTAATGACAGCAGATGCACCAGTGATCGCCACACCACCCAATGAAGCCGTAAGCGCATTGGTTTGTGCAGCGCCAAGTGTAGTACCAGCACCGAAAACGTTCTTGAGGAATCCAGGAAACGGCGTTTGCATCGCCACAGCTGTACCCGCAATTACGTCTGCACCCGCGATAGCAAATTCGAATAACGTATCGCGTTTATAAATCGGCACCTGGATATTATTCTCTTGTGCATATGCCAGATCGCCTTTGTATGGCAGACCGAGCATAGTGCCAGTACCGATCGAGTATGTGATAGCATTCGACGCAGGTGTGACAACGCGCGATTTGAAGACACGAAAGAATGCCTTCTTGCCGTACACAACAGCGGTCGAGCCTGACGCTCCCGTGAACGACTCCGTCATGGGCTGACCGAGCCAATCTGCACCAAATACCGTAACGACGTTCGAATTGCCTGGATTGGCACTTGGTGTATAGATCAGTGTACGGCCATAGAATGCATCAGATACGAATGTTACAGCAAGTGCTGCATCTGTATTTGCCACTGAGTTTGCAGCAATAGCCGATTGCAAAGCCGACGCACTGCTAGCAGCCGGCGATCCCAACTGAAACAGTGTAGGCTGTCCATGTACAAGATCAGACGCATACTGCATCGCCTTGACATATTCATTTATGCCCTGCTGAATGAATTTAGGTGCTCTCGCGGTCATGTTATGCAGTCTCCCTTTCGACGAATTGCTCAGGCATCAATCGTGGTCCGGACTGATGCGTTGACATACGAATAAGGAGGGTTTCCATATCCGCCATTGCTCCTGCACGACCTTCATTGTCCTGAGCCATCATCAGACGACCAATTGGACTATTCGGGTTGGCCCATTCACTCATGTTGATCACATTCGGCCTGAGCAGTTTGCCGTTTTGGGCCAAATTGTAATGCTCAAGTCCTTCCATAGTTGGAATGCGAACCGCATGACCACGTGGAAAGTATACCATGTAGCCTGCATCTTCCTCGACCAGCATCTTTTCCATCTTGAACTGGTCGCGTGTCCGTCCACTGCCTTTTTTGACAAGCACCATCTTACATTTCTCACGCTTGACTGTACCTTCTAACTTACGCACGACGTAGGCAAGTCGTGCACCGTTCATGTTTGCTGTAAACATTTGAGTCAAACTCCGTTAATTGGTCAGGTACGCATGTGTCCGGTAATTGCGCCATGTGCACAACTGACCTTCCCACACAACTCGGCGACCGGTAGCGTCCGTATTCCACGGCGCAACCAGTTTCTTGATTTTCATATTTACGCCTTTGAGCACGTGCAAAGTCATGTACCCATCATTGACAAAGTACGCTACATTTGCACTCAGTTTCTCGTCGAACAATAGCGGAATACCATTATGAGTAGTTCCCACAATGCCGAGATTGACAAGTTTCTTACCCGTGCCGGTCGCTTGAAGATCAATGTGTTGCTTGTCACGGGCAGCGGCTTTGTGCATCCGGTAGATATTCCGGCCAGCAAAGATAACTGTTGGCTGTGGACTCGATTGACCGTCCGTCGACCGATTGAGATCGAGTTCTGTGATATCGTCAAACGCTTCTTCGATGTTTTCAGGTGTTAACGATCCAGTGAAGTCATATGCACTGGTACGCCACTGAGCCTCAGAGGCCATAGAGATACCACCTACCGAGCCAGAAGTAGGATCAACAGGTATAAGATTACCGAGACCGTTAGGATCAGTGCCAGCGCCAACCGAAGTATGATAAGTGGCGAACTGGCGAGATATTGACTCGTCGAGAGCCATGATCTTGCCCTTGATGATCTTGAAGATCGCCGCTCGTCCCTGGTTTTCATCCTCTTCCTGATCCGATATGATCAACGAACCAACAACACGTGACATAAAGTGGTTCACGGTCACAAATTCGTTGGTCTGGTTAACCGGAACGGTGTCATAGTATTGCATCGACGTGACGTTCGGATTCAGGCCAGTGATAAGCGGATTGCTGATTTGCGGTCCGCCGTCTTCAACCACTACACGCTTCTTTGCATGCAGGTATGCCGATACAGTGCCACTGATTGCAGAGGCCATAATAAGTTTGGCTCTGGATCGAGTCAGCATTGCGTTAACGACTGTGTCAAGCGTAGCCATTTGTTACGTATCTCCTATTCGTGCGACTCAGACACCCAATGTGTCCAATGTATCGCGTAGGATTTGATCATACGACATGTTCACTGGCGCCATTTCATTTGTGTTTGAGTCAAATGAAGGCTGTCCACGACCTGCCGGGAGAGTACGCCGCTGCTGCGGGTTCTGTTGTCTCAGCTGCCCACGACCATTACCGTTCTGTTGCATGGCCATACGCGTCTGGTTCAGTTGTATCCTAGCCCAAACCTCTCCAAGAGACATATGAGCGTATTCAGGATTGCTCAACACAGCATGAAACACAGGAATATGCTGTCGCGCCTCTGGGTTCTGATTGAAGAAACCATGTACCTCGGTTTCAGTATTTCGAAACTGTTGCGCCTGCTGTTCAGTCTCCTGTTGCTGACGCTGCTCCGCTTCGGTACGTAATTTAAGCGGGTTCATAGCCTGGGTAATTTCACCGCGTATCATGTCTACCAACGACTTAGCATCCACTCCCCCAGGAGCAATGCCAATCTTCGTAACATCAATGCCAGCAGCGGCAGCCATTGTAAGGACTTTGCGTATACCAGCCGCTGGATCACGTTTGATATCCGACGCAAGTTGCAAAGCCTGTAATTCCTCCTGTGGTGTTATGCCCAAACGCTGCGGCAATGCATTACGTTCCTGTAACTGTGTCTGCAATGCATTAATACGCTCATGAAATTGTTGGCCAATCTCGATAGCTTTGGTAAGTCGACTAGTTACATCCTGAACTTGGCCCTGTGCCGTTGTCGCAGCTTGTCTAGCACGTACCGTATCTTGATACATCCGCGCTTCGAAACCTGCTTTCGCGACAATACGACCATCTGGACCGACTAGATTGCCACGCTGATCCGCACGAACCTCAGCAGCACGCGGAAGTGGTCGTGTTTGCTGAGGTTGAGGCTGCTGCTGTGATCGGTCGTCACGGCGCTGTCTCTGTTGAGACTGCTGACGTTGAATTTCAGGTTGTGGTTCACGTGGCTGGAATGTACCATCATTGTTGATATCAATTTCTTGGTCGTCATTTGACTCAAATTCGTTACCAAGACCATTCAGATCATTGGTGAGTTCTTCATCCATGCCAAGATTATCAAGCACCATATCCATAGCGCTCTCTGAACCGAAGCCGGTCTGGCCTCCATTCAGGTTCGTGTGGTCAGTCATTGTACTGTTCCTTGTGGCGCCTGTTGTTGTCCATTTCCAACTGGAGGTGCGCCTTGACCACCAGCGTGCAAACTTGCAATATGTTGTAGCAAGAAACTCATAATCTGATGCGGATCGGCACCGCGTTGCTTCATTTGAACTACTTGTTGTTTGACTGCATCAGGAATGGATTGGAGCAGTTGTTCGATGTTCGCCCCTCCAGCGCCTCCTGCACCTGTGCCAGTTGGTGTAACTGGTCCTTGCTGTCCCGTATCGCCTTGAGCTGTGCTACCAGTTGGGCTTGGCTGCGATCCTGCAGCCGATCCAGTTGGTGCACCAACACCTTGACTCGTCTTTGCTTGTATTTCATTACCAATTGCCGCCCAATCCTCCGGCTTGATAACAACTTCTGTAAAAGCCTGCTCAAGAACACGGAGCATGATTGTGAGGGTTGCACCAGGGGCAGCCTGGGCAAACTGTCCCACAGCCTGTGCAATCTGAACAGCTTCTTTCTTTTTGAATACACTGTTCGGTTTCTCCATGCTGCCAGCAACTATTTCAAGATTATAGTTGCCTGTGAACTCCGCTACAGACATTTGCTTATAATTCTGTCCAAGCGTTTGCCCAATAATTGCGACAACGTCCTGCGGCGACATGTTTTGAATACACAATTCAGCAAGCGAAATCGCAATGTCGGCGACTACATCTTCAACAACATCGACCTTTGCACCAACAGATAATTTCATCGATTCTTGATATGTATTGACCGCATCTTCGTTTGTGTTGGTTTTGAATTGCACCCCACGCAAAGCATCCGAGGTATTTGTGATACGATTAATTGCGTCCAGTAGCCCTTGCTTGTCAAAGAGTTCCTTATATTTACCCATATCCGGGTATATGGATTCCAGGATATCGCTAATCTTCCTCTCGCCTGCTCTAATACCAACGACATGCTTCACATTCCCAGCCATGTTCTCGCCACGCATGGCATTGACAAGTTTCTCAATCTGATCACTGTCGGCCACATCTGAGTTATACAAGAAATAATCAAATACAGATGTACGCATCACTTTCAATTTGCGATTAATGTCATTTATCTGATCCTGTTGATCCAAATAGTACGATGTTTCACCTACAGTGACCGTACCACCAGTGCTAAATGTGTACCCTATTATATAATATGGAAAGTACCGGCTGATGTTAAGAGGGTCATCCCAAACCCATAACGGCCACGACCAATCATCGCGATGAAAAAGCATGACTCGTTTTGTGGCTTTATCCCACAACATATAACATTCAGTGGAATACATATTGAGATAAGCGGTGCGCTCGTCGTCCGTATGTTTCGTGTTTTCGTTTCCCGACTCGAAAGCTTGCTGAATAAAACCGAGTCCGTCGTCGCGTCTACCATCAGACGTATCGAACGAAGCTTTGTGGGTCGGCTTGTAAACAAGAACGCGCGAGCCAGCACCTGTGCCTTGGACATTTTCGTCTCCAGCGTCAGGGTCAGGTTTCGTAAACATCGCTGTGAGCATGCCAGTTGGAAACCAAACACGTTCGCACATCCAATTCGCATCCATGCCATCCTGCTGTTCAGCATATGGATCGACGATAAGGTTGTGCGAAAGAACGTTCCCAAGCGAAGGACCACTTGGTTTCAGTACCTCCATCTGGCGTTCAAGTGCTTCAAGCTGGCCATAAAGTCGTTCAACCTCTTGAATATCCTTAGCTTTAGCCAGAGCTTGCGTAATCCTAGTCATCTCATTAACAGCTAACTCACGTGAATCATCTTTCTTCGTATAGTCAATTTTCAACACGCCAAAATTCGTAAGCAGGCCAGTGCCAACTGCTTTTTTGACTTTCGGCTTGGCATTGAGACCTTGTTTACTACGAATTAACGTATTCAAAAGCTTTTCAAGTGATTTACAAAACGGTTCCTCGCTGTCATCAATTGTGCTACATGTAATGTCTGGGTCTTTGCTATATACAGCAGGCAACATAATATTCAAATTGGAAAAGATAACATTTTCAGTTCCATCGCCACGTTTGAACACTCCACGCGTCGTGTCAACTGCTTTATCTTGACGATTGTTGTAATACTTAAAGACTTCGTCCCAGCTTTTTAGTGTCAGTTCATGTGCCTTGATTGCTGCCTTAACTTTGCGTTCCCACATTTTACCAACAGATGAACTAACAGCGATACGACTGCCTTCAAACACTTGAAATAACGGTTGCGGCTTCTTGCTACGTGGCGCAGGAGTGTCCCCGACATCGTTTGTGTCGATGTTAAAGATATCGTCAGAACCGTTGTCGGGGAGCGACATTTGAAATACCTACGTTTGAGTCAAACGGTTAGGCAGCCGGCGTGTTGGCAGTCACGTCGTCGATGATCTTCTGTTTGTGCGTCGACACTGCCGCGCTGAGTGCATCCACTTGATCAATGAGCGCTTGTGGGACGTCCGTATTAGCGATCTGTGCCTTGAGCGCAGCAATGATCACCTGCAAATTCGTAAGAAGTGTCTCAAGACTCCCCTCGATTGTCGGCAGATCGGCGACGTTTGCAGTCAATGCATCCAATTTGGCCTTGATATCAGCTTGTGTTGCCATGATCGTATCCAACTTTCCTTCAATTCGATCCACGCTTCGTTGCAACTTTACAGCCCAAATGGGGATCGGATCACTCGGGTAGTAATGCCGTACACTGATTTCGAGAGCCATGACCTGTCTCCGTACCTACGTCATGCCTCATTTCTTCTTGAAAACCGTCTCCAGTTCATCTGCCAAATCGTGCAAATGACCTGAAATGATAGTTATGATATCCCCATCACTCGCATGGGCCTGCACATCCTCAGCAGTTGCAAGCCCTGCCTTAATCAGCGGAATAAACGGAATGATAATGTTCAGTTGCGGAACAAACATTGCCAACGTCGGCAATATTCCGAGGACACTGTCCATACCATGCTCAAGATCGATCAAAATATTCGGGCCGCTTGGAATGGATAAAACGGCGCTCTGCGTAAGGGCAGTTGTAGCCGGTACTACTGCGGGAGACGTTTGTGTTACCATAGTAACCTCCTGTTTGACTCACGCCGCCTCGTCAGCATCTACTTCGTGCCCTGTCTTTGCATTTACGCTGCATCTATTTCAGCTTCATGCCAAAACATCCACTTCGGCGGTAGTGCATTCTCAGGCACGATGACTTTGCTCGCATCAGGCAATTCCGACAAGCCATATTTCAATGTGTTCATTGCATGGTCATTGCCATCCATGGGCTCGTCAATGCGCTGACCTAATGTGTTCTGTTTCCAGTAATAGGAAGCCATTTCGTCACCGATAAAGTCCAAATCATCAACAAAATATAGTAATGGCCCTGTTTCATCGCTAGTCACAAGATGCGAAATGCCTTTTTTTCCCGCCAGATACGCATTAATTTTCGTCACACCGGCGATGATGTCATTCGTTGCTGGCTTCATATAAATAAAATGTTCCTCAAACAGCTTCGCAATGGTCGATCCTGTCTGCTTCTGGCCAGCGATAACAGACTTTCTGAACACTGCTGGATCAGCTTTAATGCGTCCAGTGAAACTCAACAATCCAGCATACTTTGCACGAATATCACGGATTGCCTGTGGTTGTTCATCATACGAAAAATTCGACTTGTAATACCCATCGAGCACAATTACACGACCACGATCATCAACGAACATTACCAAATAGCAACTTGGCGACGTTATACCGAAATCGTAACACTCAATTGTCTGTATCTGAACGTGCGAAAGTAGGCATGTCGCAAGGTGACTCTCCGCCTCTTCACGGGTGATGGTATGTACCGACGGATCATAATCAGGATGGACCAAGCCCTCGAATGCAACCCATTTTCCCAGAAGATAACGGTCACGCATCTGCCCCTTGTACGTGGTCTCAAGTGTGGCAATGTAGTCATCGGATAAGTTTGGCTTATTGGCGTAAGTATCACTCTCCCAAAGTTCCATAATCGGAATTCGCGTCTCTGCGTCGACAAGGAGTTTCTCCGTCTTTTGACCAGTTTTCAGCCATAGTAGATAAGGTTGTACGAGTTCCTTATAGAACCAATTGTGAGAGGGATTTGCCGTGAGCATGAGCCAACGCGGACCAGTAGCCGGCATGCTATCATCTTCTTCATCCGGTTGGTACGACGCATCACCACGCAAACGGCCAAGCAAATCCAAAAAGTCTTTATACACAATACCCGGATCTTCCACTTGATCGACACCGATCCAATCATACGTTGCCGAGAGTAAGTTCGAAGTCGAACTCCCATCATCTCGCGAACGTCCACGCTGAGATATGTAGCGAAAGTTGATAACTGAGCCATTTTTCAAATATACCGTATTGTCGTCCTGTGTCGGCTTTTTCGCAATCCAATTTGTCGGACACCATTTAAGAAACACTTTCCGAAGCGTATCATTTAGCTTTGGATATGTTTCCCGTGCTAACAGGCCATTTGACCCTGGATAGTCTTTGGCTAATTTCAGTCCCTTGACAGCCAATGCAGTCGTCTTTCCATTCGCAAATGCACCACCGAATATCTGTATCTTTGCACGACTTGTATGAAAGCCGTATTGTACAGAACCCTCGATCAATTTGTATTCGGGCATTTGAGTCAAACCTATCGATAACTGACGGTAATGTCTGGCGCAACCGTACCTGTTGTGACGATCGTCAAGCCGTTATTGAATTGCAAGTCATATGTCACAGTTCCAAGCACAGACAACGTATTCAATCCAGCAATCGTTACACCCGAACCAACAAGACTATCGAACATATTTGCCTTGCTCGCAACAGTTCCCAATGAATTAACTGTAACTGAATGCAAAATGCCAGAACCCGTCTTCACGAGCGTGGTCGTCGATGTATTGATATTAGAAAAATTATAGGGATCAATACTCGATGTAACTCCATGCGTTGATGCACAGGAATTAGAGCTTATATGAATCTGCACACTACCTGATGTAATGGCAATTAACCGTACACGAACAGAATCAGCCCCAGGACCTGGATTGATTACCCATCCTCGGCTAATATTCGTTAAATTAGTCCCGCCGGATTCGCGTACAGGCAAATCCATTCGTGATCCAAGCGACGGAAACCAATTTGCTCCACTGTCATCCGAGAATTCAATTACCCATGTCGCGCCGGCATAGGTTCCTTTTGCCGTCATCAAAACTGTTGCGTAACCATCAAGATTCAGTTCCGTGACAGTATCGCCAACAGTAGTAAGTGTTCCATTTGTATCAGCAGGCTCGTCACACTTAACAAGCCAACCTTGTCCTACTTGACCTGATGCACCTTGATTAAGTTGACTACCTGGAGTCGGCGCCTGTGCATGTGAATTATGCATGACAACACTAACACCGACAGCTAAAAGAAGTGCCATCACAGCATAATCTAGATATTTGCTCATGTGATTCCCCAGATCGTTTGAGTCAAATCAACCTGCCCAACCAAGCCCACTGTCGTACATACTTATATCAAGCGTCGCTGCCGCACCAACCGACACTATACGTAGTTTTGACATATCGCCTGCAAAGCTGAATGAGCCACCCGCTGCAACTAAGTTTCCGAGTGTTGTCGTTGGAATTGATCCATCAGCCATCCAACGAATGTTAACAGTTTCAACCGTTATTACCGCATACTGCATCGCTTGCGTAAGTACCAACGGCGGTGTCGCTCCAAGCAAAATCGCCGCAAGCGTTTGTACCGTTGTAACCGAAGCTTGTCTGTCTCCCAAAGGTGTCTGTTTGGGAAACTTTGCATCGAAAGGTACGTTACTTGCGTCCGTACCTGCCTTGTTCGGTACAAATGTCATGGCGTTCGCTCCACTTCATAATGAACATGACGCAGCCTAAGCCGCGTCACGCTCGTCCTCATTCACCATGCATACACCGGCTGCACGATGCGCATCGAACTCAGCATCGGTTAGCATGACCTTGTCACCGACTGAGAGCCGCTGATGGTCATTCATGTTGTCGTTATCCTTCACGACGTCCGGATGCAACTTGTGCCTATGGATAAATGCACCATCCGTCAGCACAATTCGCGCCTTCGGACGATCGTCGCCTTTTGCTCGTGCCATTGCAGTCTCCGTCTTGTTGCTGATCACTGAACCACGCCTCGGAACCGATCTCGTAACACCTTCGTCAGTCATTGTCGTAGTCCCTTTTCCCAATCCGACTCGTTTTGACCCAGATATCACCTGTCGAGGACGAGTCCGTTAACCTCAACATTCGCATTATCACCTTTCGTTATGGTAATGCGAAGTTCGTTCTGCTGTATGTTGTTCCGATTGGTCGGGTCTTTCTGCCCAACACCAGCACGATCCAGCACATCAATACTTGCACGAAGACGATTGTTCTCTTTTTTGCCATCGCGCATAATCTCGCCAACGGTCTCCAATGCATCATCGGCCATTGATGCAATTCGTGAATTCAACTTTGCCGACTTCGCACTCACAAATTCACTTGATATAATATTGAATGTTTCCTCATATGCAGCATGTGCTCTGATTTCACGCACTTGGCCAACCGTAATACACAAAATTTCCGCAATGTCACGGTCAGTTAGTCCAAGAACCGTAAATCCAAAGACTACGACAACACCTTTCATAATGTTCGGTTGTGCTGCCAACTCACGAATTGCTCGTTTCCGTACTGGACGATAGACTTTTTTGTCGGTAGTCTGCGGCTTCGTCTGCGGAAACATTTCTTCCGGTTGTACAATTCGACCATCCGTCATCACATACGGATCGCCATCTTTAGCAAGTTTCGGTCCAGCAATGCTCCGGACGAGGGGCCGGGAGGCGTTCGTCCGGAGCAAGATCGGCTCGCCTAAAGTCTTACGTTGCGGGTTCGACTTCGGTTTCGCCAATTTCTTAACTTTAGGCATGATTTGACTCACAAATTATCGTGTTCCGAGCGGGTTGCCGTCCTTATTCGCAACCGGCGACGCGCCAAAACTCGTCCGTGTGGTCAACGTAAGCAAATCAGCTTTCGTTTCCGTAATGTCCGCCGCAGCAGTGTTACGATTGATAAGCGTCTGCGTCGTGATATTTCTCTTGCCGCCAAGTTCGGTATTCGCCTCAACTTGTGGGAAAGTGACCGTCGCATTCGAGCCAGCAACAGCACCATCGAGTATGAACAAGGTTCGACGTAGTGCCAGCATTGACTTCGTTTGCAAAAGTTTTGCAGCGAACGTACGGTTAAACGATTTGCCACTGATGCTCGGCAACGTGAGTAGACCTGACGAATCACCGAACAGGCCCCCTTTGACATTTGCAGTTGCGATGCTTGATCCACTCATAGCATATACCCCTGTTTAAGTTTGAGTCAAATTGCAGCAACTCGCGAAGGCACGAAATCTGTAGTGATGCCCACCTGATCGAGCAAGCGTGCAATTTCTGGATTTCTGATCCGAGCGTGTTCAATTGCAGTCTTTGCAGCACCCCACTTGACAGGACAGAGTTGGAAAGGGCATTCTGCCGCACCGACGCTACGATTGAAATCTTCACGAAACTCCATATCACCGTCGCTCATGACACGTACCTCCGTTCAGCTTCGATGACTATTGAATGCATCTGGCACAACAAAGTTAGCTGTACCTTGCATAATTCTTGTATCCATTGCCGGCCCTACACGTCCAATAGGCGATGGGATCGTCGCTGCTTTCGCTACGTTTGATGCTGTGGCAGCCACAACCTTTGTGTGATTGTCCTTGTAAACTCTATCCATCTCAGCGTTTTCCATTGCCATCGTAACCTCGTTTGAGTCAAATGGGCCAGGGACATGTTTGCCGATAACACTCCCTGGCCCAGTTGAATAGGCGCAACATTGGTCTGTGGGATGCGGTCATGTCGCTAATTCATCCATTCAACTCGCATATAATGACACAAATACGCACGAAAGTCAAGCATCCGTATCTATAATATATCACGAATGATATCAAATCGCATACCAATTTGAGTCAAATTAGAACGAAATGAGAACGAAATACCACATTTTCATGATATATCGATGCGGCATAACGTCGCAGTGATATCACGTACCACACGAACCATGTCCATAATCCCGCATATGTTGCCGCTCACGCGCCAACATTATGAAAGTCACATCCACTTATAATATATCAATTGCGACATATCGACGCATGTGATATCATCGTTGTATCCGGTCGTATATAACGGAATGGCGACTCGTCGCAAATAATATCAGGTGCGACAATATGTCACATTGACAAACACACAAATATCTGTCAATCTGCAGGATGGTTTTCGACCACCGGCTTCGCAGATCGATCCGTGTATGGGCGTAGCGTATTGGTTTAGCAATATATTCCTATACTTGACTCACAAGGATACGTAACATGACATCTGCTAATCGTTGGAATAGCACATATGATTTACGCAATACTTCACATATGCGACAAAAACGTAAACTCCGTAAAGACGGATCGCACGAAAATACAGTCGCGCGTCGTGCCATTGCCAAAGATAATCTATATGTGAAGGATGCGTGGTGGGTGTACCATGATAAGCATTCCGCACCATATTCATGGGCCGTATTAATAAAAAAACATAACATCTGGTACACACAATTCATTACTATGGATGACAACCGTAAACAAACTTCATGTAAAACATACAGACACAAAACGAAAGAAGCCGCATTGGAATATTACCGTAACTGTTGGCAATCCTAGTCTCTCATTAGAGATTTCACCTAGCCACTGCATAGGTTCCATTCTATCCCACCAAGTCTGTCATATGGTATATCCATCGCCGCTAGGCACGGATATACCATATGACCTTTGTATTTGCACCCTGATATCATAAAATCATCTACTCATTTTGACTCACATCCCCGTTATACTCACATCCCCGTTATTCCTATCCCTAAAACAGCGACGATGTCCTATCTCGCTTCGCTCACCCCCCTAGATCATAGGACTACGGTATAGGCCTATTTGGGAAAGGGGGCGCAGGGACGGTCGTAGGGAGGGATAGTCCTACGGATAGGCTTACGGATAGGAATTGAGAGGACTATGAATAGGAAAGTTCCTACCTACGAGCAGGCAACATCCTACGCGCCATAGGCACAGAGTAGGCAATAGGACTACGAATAGGAACAATAGGACTATTTTATAAGTTTGATATCGCGCATGTAAGTATTTGATATCACGGGGCTTTTGAGTCAAACACGATGATTTGCGATATCGATCGTCATAGACGTAGGACTATATCCCATCATGATATCGTAAGCCTACGCGTGAGTCAAATAGGTAGGAATTCGATAGGCGAAATCTTAGTGGCGATAGGTAATCCGTGCCTATCGGCGCAGAGATTACCTATCGCCCGGTAGGAATAGGATAGGAAGAAGTCCTTACCGATCGTGAGTCCTTTGCCAGAGGGCGAGCCGTGCGTGGGACTATGATCGATAGACAATATGTCGCGGGTCAAAATTGCATGCCTGCGTGAGTCAAATTGCATAGGTCCGAGATATCGACGTCATAATTTTGCCACAATGATATATCATAATGCTTGGGTAGAACGGAAATGGAGATGACGAACGGTAGACGAAACGGCCACAGGGCCAAGGGACTAGGGTCCCACGCGGTAGAGCCCACGCTCTGTGCATGAACCTAAATGGCATGCATCGCACACGTGGTCACGGCCAAGTCTCTCAGACAATCGGGCGATATTAGCTCGACTGAGAGAC